ACTTTTAGTTGCCGCTTCTATATTGTAGGAATTTACTGAATAAATACCACCACATTTATTTATAACCTTTAGCATTGGAACTGATTGTACACCTTCTACATTTGCAATAAGTAATTCAACTTCACTCAAATTTATAGTTTGATTAAATCCCCAATTATCAATAATAAAATAATCTTTTAAATCAGTTATACATTTAGCTAAAACTTCATTTTTATTATAATTTTGAAAACATATAATTTCAAATTCCAATCCTATATTAATTATAAAACCATCATTTATATTTATTCCATCAGTCAATATTCTATATTCATTAAAATATGTTTTTAAGTTCTCTTTAATACCTCTATTTAATGTAGTAAGATGCCCATTTGAATTATACCCTAATAAATAAAGGTTTATAGCAAACGGATTGTTTTTTTCATTTTCATTTGAAGTTTTTCCAATTAAAAATTGTGTGATTTCAGATTTAACACTTGCTAAATTTGGTTCTTCTGTATCTGGTTTATTTACAAATCCCATAACCAAATCAGTAAATTCTTGCAATGCATTTGGTGATGCTAATATTGATGATGGTGAATTATTATCTAAAGTACCATCAGCTACAGCATATGCTTTAGCAATTCCACCAAATTTAGATGGCATTGATAATGCTCTTACTTGATAATCTTTTGCAGTTACTGCTCTATTTTGAGAACCAAAATTTGCTAATGCGTTTTGTCTTATTTCTTCTATTGTTTCACCATCTCTACCACCAATAGCTGGTATTTCGTTATCAACCGCAACTGATGTTTTTATATTATCGTATAAAACTCTTTCGCTAGTATTATATTGTGATAAATCTTCTTCAAATTCTATTCCATCAATTTGTGTTAATTCTCCTTGTGTAATATTGGAATCCACACCACCACCAATAAAGTATTTAACTGTAATTGTAGTATTTGATGGAGAAGTGCCATAAGTTTTTGTTTTCAAAAAATTAGTAGGGTCAAAAGATTCTTCTAATCTATTTATGGAATTTGGTAATCCCAATCCTACATTTTTGAGATTTGGTATCAATAATTCATCAGATGCCGTAGGGTCTCCTGCTCCAAATTGTATGGTAGTTGTACTATCAGAATTTATTTTAGTAACAAATCTCCTTGAAGTTTTTATTGTTTTTAAAATGTAAGGTACAGTTGATTTAAATTGATATAAATCAGGATCGTTAGATGGAGAATTTGGTTCTTGAATAAATACCATTTCTTGAGCTAAATATGGTACTTCATAATATTTGTTTCCATTAGAATCTCTTACATCATATATTTCTATTATATTTGATTCTGTCAACTTAATTGATTCAAAAGCTTTATAATTTCCAAATGTAAAAGTTTGTGTTTCTTCTGTTGCAGAAATTGCATCTATATATTTTTTGAATAAATAAAATGTAGGTTCTCCAGTAGTTATATTTCGTTGATATATGGTTGTTTCTCTTTCTGTTTCGTCAGAAAAATCTACTATATCTGTTGTTCTAAATAATATCCCATTAGTTTTTGATTTTATTCTAAGTCCTGCTTTTATTTTTAAGAAATATTTTTCGTCAGGTTTATTGTCTATCCCAGTTCCAATTGAAGGAACAAGTTGGTATATTGAAATTTTAGTTACTGCTGGACTTGTAACTTTTGGTTTGTATCCTAAAAATTGCGCCAAAGCTAAAACATTTTTTTTATCTTCAGCATATGGTAATAATGATTCTTTTAATGTATCATCCACATAATAAGAAAGAACATCACCTATATATGATGCCATTTCAATAAACATCATTCCAGGAGATGTTTCATTAAAATCATTATACGTTTTTGGAAAATAATTTTTAGTAAATTCAATTAAGTTGCTTCTAAAAGAACTAAAATCTTTATTTAGATACTTAATATCTTTACCTTTATTTCTAAAATTTTTATTTATACTTTTTAATGCCATTTTTTGTTAATTAGACAGTAAATGTTAGAGTTTCCATATTAGGATTATCTTTTAATCTAAACTTTAAAGAAACCTCAACTCTATTATTATCTTTTAATTCTTTTGTTTGCTGAATATCAATTGAATTTATTTCAACATAGGGTAACCAATTATTAATAGAATTATTAATTGTTTCTTCTATTCTATCGGGTAAATCTTCAGTATTTTGTTCAAACAAAAGTTCCTGCAAACCACTTCCTAAATTTGGTTGCATTATTCTTTCAAATCTTTTAGTCAAAAGAAGACTTTTAATGTTTGTACTTAATTGTTCAGTAGTTGTATAAGATTGATTAAAAGCAGAATTTCCTATTTGTAATGGTAATGTTATACCAATAGCGAAATCATTATACTCTTTAGTATCTAATACTCTTTTTTTACCTAATAGAATAGCCATTATTTTTTAAATCTTTTTACAAGCTCTGAATAATCTCTATTCAATGCTTTATCTAATTCAGCTACGCCGGTTTGAACACCCAATCCAGTCTTGTGAGGTCCACCTCCGGCAAATTCACCATAACCCATTTTTTCAGCCATTGCTGTTCTACCTACAATTGAACCCATATCATTTGTTCCAAAAGCCATAGTCCTGTAACCTTCATTGTTTGATAATCCTGCCTTAGTTTCATTTAGTATTTGATTAATCATTGGATTTTTAGTATAGGTTTTTTGTTCAACCACTTTAGGTTTATCATCACCCAAAATAGCTTTTGCCATACTAAGTTCAGTATTTTTGGGTTGTTTTTTTTCAGCTAATATTTTTTTCATTTCAGAACCTACAACTTCTTTAACAATGGTAGGAAGTTGTTGTTTTAGTTCCTCTTTAATCAATATTTGAATTGCTTGAATTAATTTGTCTGTGTTCATAATCCTTTATTTGTTATGTTAATAAATATTTAGATTTGATTTTTGTAAGTTTTATACTTTTTTTTGGGATTCGATTGCTGCTTTTCCATTCTGATTTAATCTCCATAATGCTATTGTATTTGTATCAACATGGTTTTTTTGAATACCTCTTTGGGTAAAATCGCTTACCCAATTCCAGCCAGTCCATACCTGAATATGACCGTATGGTTTATTATTTGTATATCCCATAACGATTATATCCCCAATTTGCCATTCAGCAGGGTTTCCTATATAGGATTTTGTAAAATCAGGAGCACCATTTGAGCCATTAGGAACTACTATTTTTTTCTTATCTTCATAGTAGATTTTTCCACCTATTGATTTTGCAAAAGTTGATACACCACCACCAGTTGATGGATTTTTAAATGAAAACCAATCCGCATTTCCACTAATTTGACCTAACCCTTGAATACCAGTCAAGGCGGTAACTACAGCCTGTGTTCCTTGTGGGCAAAGTCCATGTACTCCTTTTATATATCCGCTTTTTAAATTTGGATAACTTACTCTTTGATTTTTACCAAGAGTTCTAGCCCACTGCCCTGCTTTTTGTAGTAATTCATCTAAATTTTTATATCCAGTCTTTATATTTTGAGCGGGTGGTAATTTTATAATACCTTGGTCAATTAATATTTGGTTTAATTTTTCTGCTTTTATTTGATTTACTTGGCTTGCTGCATTTGAAGATTCTTGTTCAGAATTTGAATCTTTATATTCATTGGGATTTGATGCTTGATATTTTTTATATTCTATTGCTATTGCATCTATTTTTGCTGAATTAGGATTTATAATATCCTGAACTTCTGGGTCATTAGGGTCCAAATCAGTTTTACTCCAATCAATTTTATCATATAATTCTTGAGAAGGTGATGGTGTTGGCGCTGCCGGTGGTACTGTGTAACCCGTCCAATTTAAAACACCGGGCGCAGGAGTTGGTACTGGTATTGTTGGATATAAAGATATGGTATTTACTATACCACTAACTGTAGTTAAATGCTGTGTTGCATATTGAATAAAATCATCTATTATTAACGATGTATTTTTTGTAGGACTGATTATTGACATAATATTTAAATTTATTCATAAATTGATACGTGCATAGGGTCATTGTTTTTTAACCACGTCAAACCTTCATTTTGGAAAATTTTTGCAACTTCCAAAAATCCTAAATCAAAATCATTAAAATCTCTAACTTTTGTTTTTCCAGAATATATACCATCTGTAGCGAATTTATAACCATATGGATATATTTCGGTATTCATATCTATTGCCAATCCCCAACTATGATTTGATAAGCGTGTTCCATTTGTTACATTTCTTAGAGCCAACCCACCACCACAATTTTTTATATATTTTTGAAATCCTTTTGCTTCGATTTTTTTAAATGCAGGTTCAACAACTGCTTTTAATTGTTTGTGAACCAAAACAGAAGTACTTCCGCTAGAAGTTGGTATTATTATTTTAGCACAATTTTGTTTTAAATACTCTGGATTTAATTTGAACCAAACTCTAACACCCTTACCACCAGTTTTTTGAAGGTATTCATTTATTTCACTTGATGTAGTTAGTTGGTTTGTTAATGGAAATTTGTCTGTTCCTTTTTTGTACCAACTTTGTTTAGATGTAGTTGGAATATCCACTTCAAAATTTCCATACTGCCCAATACCCGGCCAAATTCCATTTGCAACTGCATCATATAGTTTTTTATCACCTTTTACAGGATCTATTTTCTTTTTTGGTTTATCTTCAGGTTGTTCTTCCGGAACATCAGATGTACCGGCATCATCTCCTTGTTCCAATCCCAATTCTTTTTTATATTCAATAACACTTTGTTTTATTTGAGTTGGTGTTGGCAATCTATCATCATATATAACGATTGTTGTTTTAAAAATTTCATCATAAGTTTTTTGGCTTTCCTTATATTTTTCTAAATCTTCTTTAACACTAACCGGCGGGTCTTGTGGTGGTGCTAATACTTGCTGGGGAGGTGTCCATGTACCAATATTAGTAACTATATTTGATGTTACAGCTATATTTGCAGTCGCACCAACAGCTGGTATGAATGGGATTGGTACTTCATTTAATACTGCTCCTGTCCAATATGCCTGTACTGCTTTACCAAGCTCACCTACTAAATCATAAGGTTGTTTGGATGATTGTCCTTTTAATAAAACTGCATAAACAAGTTCCTCCATTAATTTAGTATTGCCTTTTTTTACCTTAACAAAATTTAAGGTATCATAT